AGTCGATGCCGTTGAAGCCGCACATCCACGTCTACGCCCGGGTCGACCCGGTGACGCCGAAGGTGGTGAAGTGGCGGCTGGAGTACAAGGTCTACGAGCGCGGCAAGCAAGTGCCCTCGGCGTGGACCACGGTCAACGTGGACCAGACCATCACCAGCGCGGACTACGACAAGAGCGCGACAGTGGAATTCGGCACGATCGACATCTCGGCGATCGCTGGCTACGCCGGCTTCATCAAGTGCAAGCTGTCGCGCATCGTGTCCGGCCAAACCTACAACAGCCCGGTCTTCCTCGACGAGTTCGACCACCACGCGGTGTGGAACTCGAACGGAAGCTCGGCGGAGTTCCCAGGATGACCTGGCGTATCGACGATCCACAAGGCAGCGAAGCGCTGAAGGTGCGCTATGCCGTGGTGCCGTACACCCGCGGCGCGGTGCTCGACATGGGCTGCGGCCCGTCGAAGGCGTTCGGCCACTTCATCGGCGTGGACTCGGGCAAGGACACCGAGTTGTTCGGCATCGAGATGAAGCCGGACGTGGTCTGCGACGTCGCCGACCCGGAGGCGATCGAGCGCACCTTCAACGCTGGCTCGGTCGACGCGATCTTCTCCTCGCACTGCCTGGAGCACGTCGAGGACTACCAGGCCGCGCTGAAGGCCTGGTGGCCGCTGATCAAGGACGGCGGGCACCTGTGCCTGTACCTGCCGCACGCCGACCTGTACCCACGCATCGGCCAGCATGGGGCGAACCCCGACCACAAGCACGACTTCCTGCCGGAAGACATCGAGCGCGCCATGCTGGAGATCGGCGAGTGGGATCTGGTCGTCAACGAGACCCGTGCCGGCGGCATGGAGTACTCGTTCCTCCAGGTCTACCGCAAGGGCGGCGAGGGCCACCGGCGCAGCTACCAGAACCCGCGGCCGCCGAAGAAGGCGTGCGTCGTGCGCTACGGCGCGATCGGCGACATGATCCAAGCCGCGGCGATCTTCGCCGGGCTCAAGGCCGAGGGGTTCCACGTCACCGCGATGGTCGAGACCAAGAACGCGGACCTCGTGCGCCTCGACCCGAACATCGACGCCTTCATCTTGCAGGACAAGGATCAGGTGCCGAACCACTGCCTGCACGACTACTGGAACGAGCACAAGCGGCACTACGATCGCTTTGTGAACCTGTGCGAGTCGGTCGAGGGCACGCTGCTGGCGCTGCCGTCGCGCGCGAATCACTCGTGGCCGTGGGCCATGCGCCACCGGCACATGAACCACAACTACATCGACTTCTCGGCCGAGATCGCCGGGCTCGAAGGCGCGCACCTGACGCACCGCTTCTACCCGTCGCAGGAAGAAATCGAGCGCGCCGAGGCGATCGTCGATGGCATGGGATTGACGGTCAACAAGGGCTGGCGTCTGGGGCAGCGGTGGAAGCGCCCGTTCGTGGTCATGTGGTGCCTGTCCGGGTCGAGCGTCCACAAGTTCTACCCGCACCAGGACGCGATCATGGCGCGCATCCTGCTCGACATCCCGGAGGCCGTGATCATCACCGTCGGAGACGAGGTGTCGGCGCTGCTGGAGGCCGGCTGGGAGGAAGAGCCGCGCGTGCGCCGCACCGCCGGAGAGATGGCCATCCGCGACACGCTGGCGCTGGCGCAGCGCTGCGACCTCGTGATCGGCCCCGAGACCGGGGTGCTGAACTCGGTGGCGTTCGAGGGCAACGGCAAGGTCGTGCTGCTCTCCCACTCCAGCCACGAGAACCTCACCAAGCACTGGGTGAACACGATCGGGCTGGGCGCGAACGAGACCTCGTGCTACCCGTGCCACCAGCTGCACTTCGACCACGAGCACTGCCCGCAGCACGAGCAGTCCGGCGCGGCGCTGTGCCAGTGGCAGCTGTCCCCGACGCGCGTGTGGGCCGCCGTCGAATCGATCTACGAGCGGTGGGCCGCCGTGGCCAAGCTCGTCGCCGCCTGAAGGGAGCGCCATGAACGTCGCTGACATCCTCGCCGCCTTCGGCGACCTGGCCGACGACCTCGGCACGCCGCCGCTGTGGTCGGACGCCGTCCGCCTGCGCTTCCTCCGCGAAGCCCAGCTGGAGGCCTGCCGGCGCGCGCGGCTGTTCCAGGACCAGTCGACCGACGAGATCTGCAAGATCGACATCATCGCCGGCCAGGCGACCTACGACGTCGACCCGCGGATCATCTTCATCCGCCGGGTGAAGCTCGCGTCCCAGGACAACCCGGTGCAGAAGGCCGACATCCGGGCGCTGGACAACGTCTTCCCGGGGTGGGAGGGCCACCCGGCCAGCTGGCCGTCCTACTGGACGCCGGTCGGGAACCACCAGATCACGTTCTACCCGACGCCCGAGGCCAACGATACCTGCCGGCTGACGGTCATCCGGGAGCCGCTGGGCGCCCCGGCGCTCGAAGATCTGACCCCCAGGGGTATCTCGATCCTCACCTCGGTCGCCGGCCTCGCCACAGCCGTTCTGGCGGCTCCTGCGAGCCTGTCCACGCGGCAGTCGATCGTCATCTCCGGCGCCGCCCAGCCCGAATACAACGGAGCCCACGCGATCACCGTGGTCAGCCCGAGCATCGCGACCTTCGCGGTGCCGGACACCACGGTCTCGCCGGCCACCGGAACCATCACCTTCGCCATCGCCGAGCGCGGGGTGGAAGTGGAAGAGCGCCACCAGGACAAGCTGGTGGACTGGATGCTGTACCGCGCACTGTCCATGCGCGACAAGGAAGAGAAGTACGACCCGAAGGCGGCCAAGTACCATCTGGACGTTTTCGAGAGCGAGTTCGGGAAGCGTAGCTCCGCCATCGATGAGACGTGGATCGCGCGCCAGCACGGTTACGACCAAGACGAAGGCCTTTTCTAGGAGCAGCACATGGCTAACACCCTCTACGACAAGGGGCGCGAGCGCTTCCTCGCCGCCAACCTCAACTGGTCTTCGGACACGATCAAGGCGATCCTGGTCGACACCGGCGCGTACACGGCCAACTTCACGACGCACGAGTTCCTGTCCGACGTCTCGGCGGGCGCGCGCATCGCCGGCCCGGTCACGCTGGGCTCGAAGACGACCACAGGCGGCGCGGCCGACGCGGCGGACATCACGTTCTCCGCGGTGAGCGGCACCTCGATCGAGGCGATCATCCTGTACAAGGACACCGGCGCCGAGGGCACGTCACCGCTGATCGCGTACATCGACACGGCCACCGGCCTGCCGATTACGCCCAACGGCGGCGACATCATCGTGACCTGGGACAACGGGACCAACAAAATTTTTAAGCTGTAAGGGCGGGCGATGAGCACCACCTTCAGCTTCATGTCGTCGGACGCTGACGCACCGCGTCTGTCGGGCACGGTTGGCGACTTCACCAACCTGCTCGACAAGATCTTGGTGGATGGGTACAACTCCAAGACCGTCACGATCACGCGCACTGGAACCACGGCGACAATCAACTGCACGTCGCACGGGTTCCGCGATGGTCAGATCCTCGCCGTGTCAGGAGCGAACGAGTCGGACTACAACATCACGGCTCGCTGCACCTATGTCGACGCGAACAACGTAACGATACAAGTCGCCAATTCGCCGGCCACTCCAGCGACCGGGACGATCACCTGTAAGGTCGCGCCGGCCGGATGGTCGATCGCCTACACCGGGACCAACCTTCGCTCGTACCGGCAGCCGGCCGGTACGTCGCAACTTTACCTTGGCGTTGACGACACCGGGACGACGAATGCTCGGTATCGCGGGTTCGAGACAATGACCGCGGCGGGCGTTGCGGTTGGGAGCGGGACCAATCCGTTCCCGACTGACGCTCAAGTTTCCGGCGGCGGGTACTACTACAAGTCGAACTCGGCAAGCACAACCGCTCGCGATTGGATCGCGATCGTCAACAATGGGCTCATCTTGTTGTTCGGCGGCGGCGGAGCGTCGGACTATTCGGGCCAGATGGTCTTCGGAGACGCGATCCCTAACGATGCGGCCGATGTATGGCCGACCATTTGCTACTGCGCTGAGTCATCAAACAAATCGAATCCGGTTCACCTTACAGCGTCACCGATTTTCCCGTACACCACCAGCAATTTGGCCGGATGTTTCATCGTCAGAAACAAGGCGGGAGCGGCCGGGTGCGTCAGGGCAATGAACTACTCGGAAGCGATCCAAAACTCCGGGGCCACTTCATATCCTCCGGGGTCTTATGGGTGGATGACCTACCCGTCTCCGGTGTATGGCGGGCTGCTCATGTCACCGTGGGAAATCGTAGCAAGCGCAGACTACTTGCATGGGCCACGCTTTTTGCTGCCTGGGCTTTGGTCTCCGTGGCACTCAGCCACCAACTTCGGCCAGAAGGACACGTTTACTGGCGCGGCAGGAACGCCGCTCGCCGACAAGAAATTCATCATCATCAAGGCTTACAACTCCGATTACGGAACGCTTGGCGCCTACATTTTAGAATTGACGGACTTCTGATGGCTGACCTCGGACTAGTGGGCAGGACGCGGCGGTTCCGCAAATCAACCCCGTTTCCTCCTTACGCTACTGCGTCGATTTCGACTCGGCTTAATGCCGACGGAAACCTCGGCGGAACCATCAGCGAGTCAGGCAACCCGATCAATGGCGTGGTCGTGTTCCTGCATTGGCGACAGACCATGCAAGTCATCGCAAAGACGTACACCGACGCCAATGGCGAATACTCGTTCTCGGGCCTGGACCCAGCAATGTCCGAGAAGTATGTCGTAGTGATTCAGGACCGCCCCGGCGGAACGGTCTACAACGACGCGATCTACGCGCTGGCGTCCGCAACCTAAAAGGCAGTCATGGCCGCACCTAACATTGCTGCGCTGACGACGATCACCGGCAAGACCGCGGTGCAGGCCGTCGGCAATACCGCAACCGCGATCGTCACCAACTCGGCTGCCAGCGGCAAGGTGCTGAAGATCAACTCCCTGTACGCCGCCAACATCCACGCCGCGAACAGCGGGACGATCACCGTTGACGTGTACCGCTCATCGACGGCCTACAAGATCGCGAACGCGATCAACGTGCCGATCAACTCGGTCTACATGGCAATTCAGAAGGACAGCCCGATCTATCTGGAGGAGGGCGACTCCCTGCGCTTGACCGCGAGCGCGGCGTCGGTGTTCGAGGCGGTCTGCTCGTATGAGGATCTGTCGTGAGGACCAATGGGTCGATTCGCGGCGTAAGGCGATCGACCTCTCTCGGGGCGGCTGTTGGGGCGTGGGGGCCTGACGACGTTCTGATCGCGCGACAGAACAGTCTTTGGCCCGTTCCGCCGCTCGGGTCCGTTGCCGCTCTGTATCACTTCGATAGCGACCTCACTTCTACCCACGGAGGTCCGACGCTTGTCGCTTCTGGAGTAACCCCGCCAGCCGTGGACAGCGGGTCAGCGAAGTTCGGGGCCGGCGGCCTGTTGGCGCAAACAAGCGGCCTTCTGCTCTCTGCGACCAGCAGTCAACTGGTATTCAATACGCAAGACTTCTGCGTCGAGTTGTGGCTCAAGCTCGCTGCGTACCAGAGTGGCGGGCTGGTGTGCCTGTCCACGACCGGGAACTACGATGTCGGGATGCTTTACTTCAACTCAGGATACCTTGCGTGGTATGCGCCAACGTCTAGCTTCGATGGCCTGTACGACGGATGGGTCGGAGGCGATAACACATGGCACCACGTCGCCCTGGTCAGACATAGCGGAGTGATGAAGATTTACTTGGATGGCGTTAAGCTCGCCAATCAAGCGAACGACTCGACCAACTGGTCTAGTGCCGCAAGAATCTCGGTGTGCTCATACCCCGACGCATCGCAGAGAATCTCTGCGCGTATCGACGAGCTTCGCGTAACGACCGGGCATTGCGTCTACGACGCTAACTTCACCCCTCCGACAGAGGCGTTCTCGGACTGACGCATGGCCCTCCGCTACAACAAGTGGTGGGCGACAGACTACGCCTTCGACCCGATCGAGGTCGAGTTCGGCCCGCTGATCTTCCCCGGCGAGGACGGCTACGTCCCGCCTACCGGAACCGTCGATCACGAATTCGACACCCCGATCCAGTATTCGGGGCCGCAGGGAAGTTTCGTCCATGACTTCGCCGACCCCCCGGGCACGCAGCGGATTGTCACGCGCAGCGCCGGGGAGCCGCTGTCGATGCCGGCGGTGTCGACCGTCAGCTGGCGGCAGTATGCTGCGGACGTCACCTTGGGGGAGCAGGGCGAATTCGGCGTCCCGAGCCAGATCATCCGGCGCTGGACGGTGGCCTATGAGTTCACTACGGCCTACACGGTTCCGTCTCCGATCAGCCACAACTTTGGCGGCGCGGCCGGCGAGCTACTCGTTGACGGGTGGGATTCGCTGACGTTCGGCGCGGCCGAGGTTAGCCTCAAGAACCGGACCATCTATCCGGCGTCGTTCAACAACTTCTACTCCGGCCAGCACGCGCTGATCTATCGGCAGATCGCGTACACGTTCGCGATCGATGCTGAAAGCTGGGGGACGCCGTCTGTCGTCAACCGCAACCGCTACCTGCTGGCGTCAGGATTCGACGCCAGCGCGATCGGCAATCCGACCGTCGAGAACCTGCTCAAGTTCGTCTACCCGACGGGCGCCAGCGACGGATCGATCGGCACGCCAAGCCTGCTCAACCGGAACCGCTACGTCATCCCGGTCGGGCTGGACGCCTTCAAGGGCTTCGGGTTCGCTGGCGATGGCGAGGGATGGGTCTCGTTCCTCGATCGCTCCCTGTCCCCCGACGGGATCTTCGCGATCAACTTCGGCGCGCCGCTGGTCGCGAACTCGATCCGCGTCATCGACCAGGCCGGGCAAAGCATCACGGCGAGCTACGGCGCGCCGCTGGTCGCGTACAAGGAACGCTTCATCTACCCGTCGTACATCGTGCAGTGGGCGTTCGGCTATCCGAACATCGACAAGACCCACTACGTCGAGACGACGGGGTTCGATGCCTCGTCATTCGGCCTGCACTGGGCGCACGACAACCGGCAGTACCCGGAGCCGCAGGGGTTCGACGCAGCGCTCTACGGGCAGGCCGAGGTTACGCGCTCGCCGCGCATCGTCGCTCCGGCCGGGTTCCCGAGCACCATCGAGACATGGCCGTCCACGCGATGGGGCATCCAGACCGTCTGGAACCTGCGCCAGGTCGTGACCATGATCGACGAGCGCACGCCGTTCGACGGTGGCGTGTTCGGCAACCCCATCTGGATGACGGTCGAGAACCGCAACCGGGTGATCCAGACCTACGGGCACAAGGACAGCGTGTTCAGCCCGTTCAACGCGCTGGACAACAAGGCCGTGCCGTTGCTGGCCTCTGGGATCGACGGCCCGCTGTGGGGCTCGAACATGGTCTCGCACCGGATCCGCAGCGTGTACCCGGAGGCGCTCGACGCACTGCTGATGGGGCGCTGGAACGAGGTCGCGAACGACGCGCGCGTGCTCTCGCCGACCGGGTTCCGCGATGACGGCATGGGCCAGCCGGCGGTCGTCAATACGCGCCGGTACTACCAGCTGTACGGCTGGGACTCGCAGGAATTCGGGACCGCCTTCGTGGCGCCGCGTGTGCGCACGATCACCCTCGGGCTGGGGCCGGAGGGCTTCTTCGGCTACCACGATGTCCAGCTGAAGACGCGCTACCTCTCGCCTCCCGGGATGGACCCGCTGCCGCAATTCGGAGCGGCCTCCTTCGAGGAGCGCTTCACCATCTTCCGGCCGAGTTCGATCCTGCCCAAGGCGGTGGGCGAGCCGTTCGTGCGCAACGCAACGCCGGAGGTCGCGCCCTACGGCTACGAGCAGACGCTGTGGGGTGACACGCTGGTGCGGCACCAGTACCGCTTCGTGCTGGCCGAGGGCTACTTGCAGACCATCTGGGGGTCGACCGAAATCGCCGACCGCACCAAGACCCTGCGGACGGCCAGCATCAACGCCATGCGCATGGGGACCGGGCACGAGGTGCGCAACAACGACCCGGATCCGCCGTCGCCGCGCGAGATCCTCCCCGCGACCTTCATCGCGACCTTGACCGGGACGCCGGTGGTGCGCTCGAACGACATCGTGCCGGGCGGCTTCGACGCCATTCGCTGGGGCAATGCGGTCGTCACGATGATGGGCTGCTACCCGTCCAGCATTCTGCCGCCGGACATCCCTGCACCCTGGGTCAGGGGGCCACAGTACGTCGTGCCGGACACCATCTACGCCCCCGACGACAGCAGAAGCTCTCAGCCGAAGACCAAGCACGAGGTCTCGCCGTTCACGATCTGGGCGACCTTCGAGGCGACAGAACAGGCGTTGGCCAACCACGAGGGCGCGTGGAAGCTCATGGACCACGCCGTCCACAACGACGAGCACCCGGAGCGCCCGGTGTTCGGGACGGCCGAGGTGACGCTCTACTACCGCGGGGTCGCGCCTTACACCTTCGGCCAGGGAGCCGTCGGCGAGCCGCAGATCGAACTCAGGAACCGCAGGATCTACCCAACCGGGCTGCGCGCGGTGCGCTGGGGCTACCCCATCATCCCCCACACGCAGACCGTGGAGCCAGGAGGGTTCGTCAACGAAGGCTTCGGCCAGCCGGCGCTCGAACTGAAGAACCGCGCCATCCTGCCGCCAAGCCTGGAGACGCCCGAGATCTCCGAGGACCACTACGTCGACTTCTTCCACCGCACGCTGCGGCCGAACGGGATCGACGCTTTCACTTCGACCGAAGACCACCGGCTGCACCCGCCAGAGCCGCTGGTCCCGGTCGGCCTCGACGCAACGCTGTGGGGGACCACCTGGGTCAGCAACTGGCTGCGCACGATCGAGGCCGAGGGCTTCGACGGGCTCGACATGACCTCGACGCCGGGGCAATTCTCCGAGCGGATGCGCGTCACGCGACGCGGATTCGCCATTGTGCCGCGCGGCACCAGAATGACGGGGTACGGCACGCCGACGGTGGCGATCGCCGCCACCGCCCCGCCGGCCCAGCTGGTCGATCTCGTAACCGAACTGTGAGGAACGCATGGCAGATATTCCGCTGGGCCCGTGGCTGACGGGCATGGACAACGTCTCCCCCGACGCTTCCCGCGACCCTGGGACGCCGGTCGACGCGGTCAACGTGATCTTCGACAAAACTGGAGGCGCCGCGCGGCGGCGAGGCTTCTCGCTACTCAACGCCGGCCCGGGGTGGCACTCGCTCTGGACGTCGCCCAAGGGCAGGACGTTCTGCGTCCACCTCGACCAGCTGTGCTCGGTCACCTTCAACGGCGCGATGACGGCGACGCCGCTGTACACCCTGGCCGCGAAGACGCCGCTGTCCTACACCGAGATCA